AAATGCAGAAGTCACCCAGGCTGAAAGCGGCGGAAATACTCGGGCTGCGAGAGCTTCTGGAAAAGAATGGTGCGGACGGAGAGACTCGAACTCTCACAGCTTGCGCCACCGGAACCTAAATCCAATGGCCGGGGCAGTATCGCAGAAAAACTTGAGGAAAAACAGTGACTTAAGAAAGGAGCGAGTACCTAAAACCTATGCCACGACACCTCCATGCCACAACCCTGTGTCACGTGGCACGGCCCGTTCCAGCACCGTAATCGCCTCAGAGAGGTTCTGCGGGCACAGTTTGGCATAACGCTGCGTGACTGTAATCTGTTTATGCCCTGCCAGCTTCTGGATGACCTCAATCGGCACGCCACGCTGCACCAGCCGCGAGCAGTAGGTGTGTCTCAGGGTGTGGAAGATGAAGCCAGCGTCTTGCATTTTTCCCAGGTGACGACGCATGGTCGTCCAGTGGTGATCGACAGCATCCTTGGAGACAGGGAACAGGCGACCGTCCTCGATCTTGGCGTACTTGATCCGACGAATTGCAGCCGCACGAGCGCGGGCAGTCATCGGGACATGGTGCTCGTTCTTGGCTTTCATCACAGAGCCAGGGAGGCGAATCCAAGAGGTCTGGTCTATGTCGGCGATGTCGAGGTGCTCCACACGCAGAGCACGCAGGGTGCCCATACGGAGGCCGGTGTCGATTGCCAGGATCACCATGTCGACGTACATGTGCTTACCCACATGCTCGAAGTACTGCAGGATCTGCTGCTCCTCTTCCTCGCTGAAGTAGCGGAGGCGATGCTCCCCCTCCTCCTGCCAGGAGAAGTGCGGCATGGTGAAGACAGTGCCACGCTGAGCCGCCACCTCAAGCATCGTGTGCAGTGCCGACAGTTTCCGATTGACGGTAGCCCCGGTGTTGCCTTTGGCGTACCACTGCTTGATGCACGAGTCGACGTCGATGGTGGTGATCCGGGCGACGTGGGTGTTCTCCCCCAGGACGTCTAGGACAGCCTTGCCGTTCATTGCCAGCGACTTCGTCTTGTTGAACCAGCGATGCTCGCAGGTGTAGTCATAGGCTTGTTTGAGTGTTACTATCCGCGCCCCAGCTTTGGAGTCACCCATATCGGGCTGATCCCCACGAGCTAGGGCCGCTTTAGCGTCTGCCTCCCATCTCTCCGCCTCGACCTTGGTGGCGAAGTTGCGACGGTAACGCTGACCTCGACTGGTGACGCTCGCTTGCCACGAGCTACCACGTTGATTGACAGGCATAAGCCCTCCTTTTATACGCGGTTGGGTTTTCCTTGCCGTGCCCTGATGGTGAAATTGGTAGACACGCAGCACTTAGGATGCTGTGCCTTACGGTGTGTCGGTTCGAGTCCGACTCAGGGCACCACTTTCAAGTCAAGAAGGGAGCCATTGCAGCCCCCTCCTCTCACTCGCTCTCAGCCTCGACAGCAGCCTCTTCGCTCACGTCCCCTCCATTGAGGAGGCGCGAGAGAGACTCGGCCACGCGCTGACCTTTGGGGGTCAAGCGCATGACTTTGCGACGGCGTTCGCGCGGGTCTTCTTCCGCCACGATGAGATCCGGTCCCGGCTCACCATGGCGAGTCATTTTGGACAGAGCAGCGACGTTGCGCGAGCACGACGCCTGAGAAATGCCGAGCTTTCCGGTCAACTCCTTGGTTGTGATGCCTGGGCGCATGGCCACGAGCAGCAGGGTTGCAGCGGTTTGCATTTGCATCTCAGGGTCGAACTTGCGGAACTCCTCAAGGAAGAGGAGCCCTTTCATCATCGCCTTCTTGTCCATGCCTGAGTCTCCTTTCATCTGAAACTATTAAGTGGAACTTCCAAAGCCAGATCAGAGTATCCCTCTCGTCGAGCGCCCAGTCAAGGTATTTATGCACTCGTGTATCGGAATTGTACTCGAAAAACACGCGGAATCCTAAGATGCGTGGGGAGCAATAAGACAGGTACATGACCACTCCTTTCGTTCTGTCACATGCTTAAGAGATCTTAATACAGATCAATCCACCAATGTAATAGTCTCGACACAAAGGGCGCAACCTCCTGTCGCTCATCCCCTCCCTGACGTCATCCAGAACACCAGCAGATGACGCTCTCCCTCCTCCACCGGACAGCCCTTGTGCAGCAGCTGGTAGCCGTTGAACAAAAGGGCGTGTCCCTTGGGTATCGATGGGACATGCTCAAACGTCCGCAGCCCAGTACGGACGCTGGTTCCACCGCCTTTGTAGCGCTCTGGAGCGAGGTTCACTACGGCGGTCATTGTGCTGTCTTCGTCGTGGTGCCAGCCGGTGCTTTTCGTCCCTTCAGAGGTGTACTTCGCCAGCTGAATCGAGTCGATTCGGTCAGGTTCACGACCAAAGAACAGCTTGCAGATCGGGTACAGTATCTGTACTGAGAATGCCCTTACCGACCTATACAGTAGTGGAATCTTTTCGTGTAGGACGATCTCAGGAATGCGATAGGCATCGTCCTCCTGAAGGTTCGGCGTCCAGTTTTCTCCGTGCTTGCACACGTAATCGAGCAGCGCATCGCACAAGTCTGGATGCACTAGTGGAACGATTATGACTTGACCATTCGCATGTCTCGGCAGCCTCTCAAACCACTCCATGGCCTTCAGTTGCCCAGGTGTCAGATCACGCTCGTCCGGCACTTCAGCCAGGGTTTTTTCGAGGTGATCCAGCAGCGACAGAAGGTCAGAAATGACGAGGGCCAGCTCCGGGTGGAGCCAGCCCTTCCACGGTTTACTCAGTTCTAGGGGTAGTTGCGTTACCACGTCTTCCATAGGTAGTAGATCCAGACAACGGCGAGTACAGCGCCGGTTGCCAGATCCCACCTGGCTTCGGTGGTAAGCCTTGGTAGCTTCATGCAGCCAGCTCCTTCATCGCCTCTTCACGGTTGAACATAAGGAGTCCCTGGGAGATGACCATCATGATGTTCTCGGCGTTGATCAGCCGGTAACCACGGTCGGCCTGGGACCAGATTCGGTAGTAGGTCTTCGCGCCGTCCTTCGTCTGCTGGACCAGCCCCGCCGCGTTCACGCCGAAGCGGCCATTGATGGTGCGGACGGTGCCGTCGTTCTTACGGAAGGTGACGGTCAAGAACCGGCCACCAGCGTTCCGAATCACAGCGTCGATCAGTTGGTTTTTCATTGAGGTATCTCCTGCTGAGGTTCGAGTGAAACCAGCGGAGGACTCTCCAGGGTGAGAATCCTCGACTTGTGCCACTCGGGATCAGCCGCGACTCTCATGAGTGCGACGTAATTCAGCCAGCTCGCGCTGCCATGCCTCTTCCTTGAGGTTGCGGACCTTCCGGTGCGAGCCGAGGCGAATCCTTGAGGGTTGTTCCGGGGAGGCGTAGCGGATGATCTCGCCGCCACGCGCTAAGAAAGCCCTGGTCTGTTCTTCGATGAGGTTGCGAACAGAGCTGGTGTGCATGTGTTGCCTCCTAGTGCTATCGAATCGGCATCACCAAGTAGTGTCTACGACGCCCGATTCAAGCGTGACCTTGGCGAGGTTCGCCGTGGGGATCGAACGAAGTCCGCTTGCCGACTGGACTTCTGCAACTTTTCCGTCACAAATCAGCCGACGAACGGTGCCCACGAAGGCGACAACGTCCGGGGCATGTAGCGTTCTGCGGATGACCGCCGCGTTGAAGCAGACGCGGTCTCCCTCGGACAGGACCAGGGGCATCATCTCCCCTGCCCCCAGGTCATGACGGTATCCGCCGTCTCGCGCAGCTCCTGGGCGCGACCATTGAAGAAGTCCTCGGCCAGGACGGAGCGCATGGAAGGCATCACCAACTCGGCGTCCTCCCAGGTGGGTAATAAGCCCAGGGTCGCCGCCTCGGCGGTCTCCCGCGTCAGCGTCATTCCTACCGGGTTACCCGAGGCTGTGATCTGCGCGATCAGGTAGCCACCACGCCGACCGGCTAATAACCAGTACACGCGGCCCAGGTCGTCGACCTTCAGCCACTTCCCACGGAAGCGATCCGCTAATAAGTCGAACGAGTCTGCGGAGTCGCGTAGCTGGGCGATGATCCCTTTGCGATCTACGGTGCTCATTGGGTTGGTTCCTTGTGTGGTTTACGAGTAAAGCCAGCGGAAGGCACCGGCTGATGCCTTCGACTTGCCTTGCTCAGGGGATGGACAGTGTCACCACCCAGGCCGGAGGCAATAAGCGGACTCCGTACCCGGTGTGGATCTGACGGGCAGGAATGCGCCCGACCTTGGCTCTGCCTTGGTGTGCAGCCGCGCGTCGTAATAACGGGACGGTCTCTGCGATGGTCGGACAGGCGACGCTGTAGCTCTGCATGGTTCGCCCTCCCCCTCACGCCCAGGACTTGCCCGGACGGCAGTCGGCGGCAGCCATGGCAGCTAAGCGGAAGGCGAAAGGCGCGTTCATTGCGGCGATGCGGCCCAGCTTCTGAGCCAGGGCGCGGGCTTGTGCGAGTTGGTCTATGCGCTTGGGCATGGTTGGTTCCTCAGTAGTGAATCCATCGAGAGCCACCACGCCGGATGGCTCTGAATTGATGCACTAGTGGATACATTCAGGCAGCCGCAATCAGATTGACGTGGCCGTACTTGGCGACGTACCGGCTGGACAGGCTGCCGTGGACGTTGATAACCACGGATGCACCGTCACGCCTGGCGCCATTGCACAGCCCGCAATCTGCACAGCTCAGGCCTTTCGATTCAGCGAGGCATTCCACTTCGCCAGGAAGCATCGGAGCGTCTGCAGTCTTGACGCGGAATGTCCGGCGTCCGTGCGACTGGTGCGCTGCCGCTTGCTTGGGGGTGTCAGCCGATACCATCACCCACTTCAACAGCTCATGCTGGAAGTTCGCATGGGCAATCTGGTGTGTGTATCCGGTCCAGCTTTCGGCGCGTTCCAGCACACTCCCCCACACATCGGCGGGAATCGCTGCCGGATCACCATAGGCGCCAAGACGGACTTTCCTTCCGGCGAAGGTCGAAGGGTTCCACTCGTGGGAGTAGCTCCCGCGCTTGTATGCCTTCCACACCGCCATCGGTGCTTGGCCTACGTTCACATAGCACGCACCGCCGATAGAGCGACGTTGCGGGCATCCACCGCAGATCGATGCATCCGCCTTCACGTCCAGGGCTACCAGTGGCGACATATCTGCACGGAGAATCCACGTTTGGGCCACATCGCCGGTCTTGGGGTTGTTGGTCGACATGGTTGCGATTGCCACGATGGGAGCCCCGTCTAACATCGACGGGCCTTCATAGATGACGTATCCGTTGGGCTTTTTCATAGGTTGGTTCCTGTAGTAGTTTTTGGCGTTGTATCCATGAGTGGATACCTGTAGGCGCACTAATGCCGCGAATGCGGCTACAGGTAGGCACTCGAAGGGTATCGCCCCCTCCGCCACCGCCAGGGTGACTTCAGGGGCTTCCCTTGGAGCTAAACCAGCAACTAGGCCCAGTTTCCAGATTGTTAAAGAGCGTTCGAGTCTTGCTAGGGGGCTGATCTATCCACTTGTGAGAGATCGATCAATCCGTCCGCTTTACCGATTGCACCAGCGTTGGCGCTTTCGATGGGAGCCATTCTATGCACTCGTGGATACATGTCAACAGGGGAAACGAAAAAATTTTCAGGCGAGTGGACAGCGATAGGATGGGATCACTAGATGTAGCGATAGGATGGCGACAGGAACACTATATGTTGTGTCTTAAGGAAAAAAATAAGACACCACACCACAAGAGAACGCAGAAGAAAGGCGAGCCAGCCCCCAGCAAGGCAAGTCCCAGGATGCCCCCTTTTGCTCACCCTTCGGATTCATCATCTAGCGTGGATGCCCGATTTGCGCGGCTTCTGGGCGAGGCGTGGCATTGATGCGTGGAGCGGAGACCGTCCGGAACCCCCGAAAGCTGGACCGAGCGGGGTGGGTGGAGGGGGGAGCGCCGGTCGAGCCAAAGCGCTTTACCACTTCAAATTTTTGTCGAAAATTCTCCCTGGGTTCAACCCGAGCGAATCAGCGAACAGATCACCCCAAGGAGGAACCATGCGACACCTGCTCACCCTCGGAGCAGTCCTACTGTTGGCCGGATGTGCAACCGCAGCGAAGTACGAGGCTTCCCTGAACACCTACGTGGGGAAACCTGAGTTGGACTTGGTGCGCGACTGGGGAGCGCCCGCTCAGACCTACGAGACTGGAGGCTCGAAGTTCTTGATGTACAGCTCGCGGAGGACGCTCGTCTTCCCTGGAACACCTCCTACGTACACCACAAGCTACTCCGGCTACCAGGCCTACACGACAACCACTGGTGGCACCCCACCGGCACGCATACCGATGTCCTGTGAGACGACCTTCGAGGTGATCGATGGAAAGGTCTCATCGTGGACCTACAAGGGGAATGACTGCACGGCTATGTAGGAAAAGAATGGGGTTAGCAGGAACGCCAACCGTTCGTTTATCCTGCGAGCCCCTATCTCAGGAAGAGACCATTCCATGTTGTCGAAACCGCTCAAGAGTTTCTTTTATTCAATCACCCTGCTGGCTTGTGTCAGCAGTGTCTTCGCCTCAGAAGCCAATGTGGCCCGGACGAGACTTATCGTACAGACGGTAATGAACTCCGAGAGTGGGTACGTCAACAAGGATCTCCACGATGAACTCTGGAGAATCACAAAGGCTGAGGTGGGTAACGACCCCTACTCTGTAACTAAGGTTGCAGAGGCGCTGCAGCAAGTACGAGAAAGGTCAAATGGCTACTCTTTCGAGACGTGGAAGAGCGTGAAGCTGAGCTTTGAACAGCGGAAAGTCGTCAGGACACCGGGATTTGTCTCAATGTCCTCCAGTATGCGCACGCGAGGGCCAGAGACATCAGCCGCAGTTGACAGTGCAGAGAGCGCCTTAGCAGCAGCAGCTAACCGAAAGCCTATTACAGCGAACGGCCAGACGGTCTACATCAATCAGGAGCTGATTGAGCGTGTTCTTGGTGGCATCGAGGCCGCGCAAAGCCGACTCGACAGGCTCTTAACCCAAGAATGGTCTGAAGAGATGCATGAGCAGAACATTAGTGCTGCGAAGGTCACCATCCTCACTCCAGACTTGTTTACCGTCTCTAGTCAAAAGATCGACGGTCTTGAAATACCGGCGGTATCCGCTCAACGTAACTATGGGCCTAACGCATCCGAGAGCATTTATTATATGCGCGCCCCAGGGGCAGGAATGGCTGATCTTACCAAGCGAGCGCAATTAGCTTGTAACGGGGCTTTCAGCTCAATTGGGCTTACCTGCAGGGCCTCGGCGACACAATGGAGAGGACGGCAGGGACTTACCGCCGCTGAGTCCACAAGCGTCAATGGGAAACCCGTAGGAATGGCGATCACGATTTTAAAGCGTGATCAAGAACACGCACTGCAAGGGTTTTCCGTCATTACTCCAGGTAGCGCAGCGGATGCCTCACTGGCCTTAGACGAATTGATGGAAAGGGTTAAGGCAGAGGACTAACTTGCCCGACGCATCGGACAGAGAACATCGAACAGAAAGCCTAGAGAAGGTCTTGTATCTATCTATCTATAGATGTTTCTTCAGTCTCCCTCCATAGGTGCGTCCTAATCGATCTCCTTCGATCATGTCGACATCTTGCAAAGATGGAGAGGCACGTCCGTGTGCCATGATCCTCACACAACCATCCATGTATCCCCTGCTGAGGACGGTCCCAGGATGCTCTCCTTGAACTTCCTCAGCTCAGCCTCGAAGAGCTTCTCCTTGTGCTCCTGGGCGGCTTTCTCAGTGTCCCTACCCATCTGGGCTACCCAGTAGGCAACGGCCCCTGCAAGCGCATCCAGGCGGTCGTCGTGGGTCAACGCACCGCGATCCTTGGTGATCCGGGTGAGCTGGTAGAACAGGCTGTACTTGGCATCGGGGGCTGAGTCGAAGTCACGCTTGATGAGCGCCTTGTCGATCACCAACCGGTGCTGGTTCAAGACCGGCTCCAGGGTGTCGATGATGCGGCGTTCCTTCTGGATGTTGACCTTCACCTCCTCCACCGAGCAGGGATGGAACTTGCGCAGCCAGGGCTTCCACAGCTCGGTGAACATGCCATCGCCGAAGTTGGCTTCGACCAGGGCTTTGTTCACGGAGTGCTTCGCTGCGATCACTGCCAGGGACTTGAGGACTTCCTCGCTGTAGCCACCTGCAAGACCGCCAACGTCGACAACGTAGAGCCAGCCGTGGAGCATCTTCACGACGGCATAGGCTGTCTCGTCGCTGCCTCGGCCAGCTGGGTCAACGAACATGACGGAGCCGGTGTACTCGGCCATGTCGTTCGCCACCCACATGGGACGGTAGTAGCGGTCACCCGACATGCCCACGCACGGGACGTCGTTGATGACGTACTCAGGGCCTGACGACCAGACGACCTTCACGGGAGCCATCCGGGTATCCAGGGGCATAACGATCAGGTCTTGGAGCTTCAGCGGGTACTTGTCTTGGTCGCTGAGGCTGGTGTCCAACATGAACTGCAGGGCGAAGCCAGAGCGCCCGTAGGAGGCCTCCCGCTCAACGAGGTCTTGGTCGTTGAAGCGCTGCGGATCGGTCACGTCCCGTGGCTTCGATCCATGGGCGATCATGTCCATGATGTAGTGCGCCAAACGACCGTTGTACTTGTCGGGGTCGTTGGGGATTCGAGCGGGCCACACCGCGATCTGGTAGCCGCGAGCTTCCAGCTGGGTGTAGATCGACATCTCGGTCTGCGGGGTGCCCAGGAAGGTGATCTTCCCGCCGGGCTTGATGATCGCGTCGAACTCCTTGATGCGCTCACTCAGCTGGTCACGCATGACCTGGGTGAGGGAGTTGTTCAGGGACTCGACGTCGTCCGCGATGATCTCGTCGGCACGACTACCGGTGAGCTGGCCGGTGATACCCACGGACTTCACCGAGGGCGAATGGCTGATACCAGCCGGGCCAACGTCGAACATGATGTTGGAGTTGCGTTGGCCGTCCCTGGGCCGTAGGTGGGCCAGGATGGGCAGCTCGAAGATCAGCCGCTTGGTGAACGTCGAGAACTGGTCAGCGCGATCCTTCGAGGCCGAGACCACGAGGAAGTTGAGGTTGGGGTCGAGCAGGAGCCGCCAGCAGACGTAGGCCGAGGTGATCCAGCTCTTACCCACTCCCCGGAACGCCTCGATGACCTTGCGTCGAGGGCCGTGCTGTAGGAAGTAGGCGATGTCGTATTGAATGGGCGTGGGGTCTGACTTTACTGCCGTGATGGCCCCGGCCTTCCACAGGAACTCCCACACGACGAACAGGAAGTTCCTGAAGTCCCTCAAGGGGTGAGACTCAGGCAAAGACATGGGTTGTAAGCTCCACAGAAACGCATAGAGCGTCTCCAGCGAACCCAGCCAGTACCTATGCACTGGTGGATTGCTGGAGACGCTCTACGGGCCTTCTAGGCGGTTTGGTTAGTGGTATGCGGGGTCGTTGGGATCGGTGAACGGGAGCTGACTTGCCAGGGAGTTGGACAGGCGCTCCAGGGAGTTACCGGCAGTCGGGATTGCCTCGATGCCGTTGTCCTTCAAGAACTTGATGGCCTGGGCGAAATCCGAGGCCGTGGCTTGGCCGGACGTGATCCGTGCCAGCAGTTGTTCACCGACCGCCGAGTGCAGAGCCTCAAGAAGCTCTTTCGGTGCGGTCACAGGTTTTCTCCTTTCCGAACAGTGTCTTGATGGCGTCCCGTACCTTGGGCAGGAAGACGATGATCTGGAACACCAGCAGCATGGCGGTGCCGATGAATACCCAGTCCTGCAGGGTGATCCCGAACATGGTCATGCCCGAGACACCCACTGGTACGGGGGTGGTGACGAGAGCGGCTTGCTCTGCGGCTTGGCGGACACTCATGCAGCCACCTCAGTCGGCTGCTCCTCGCCGGTAGGCTCTTGTGGAGGCTCTACCAGCTCAAGCAGTCCTACCGGAACCTCATAAGCCACTGGCACTGGTGGGCGCATGTAGCTTACATGGAGCAGCATCTGCTCCTTCGAGAGGTTTGGGTTCTCTAGGATGTAGAGAGGGATGTCGTGATTGAGGGTTACAAAGCCCCAATCCACGACCATTGTCTTTCTCTCAGTGTCGACCGAGAGAATCTTAAAGTCGTTCATCATGCGATTGCTCCTTTGATTTGAGTGGTGTTATTACCTCCGGTGATGCTCACGGTCTTACCGTTCCTAGCGATGGCTGCTCCAGCAGCACCCCCTGCTGTTGTGCCGTAAACCCAGCCGGTGCCTCCTGCTGTGATATATGAGCCGTTTACACCAGCAGCACCGTTAGCACCCCCGGCACCGCCAACGGCCTTCCAAGTCTTGCCGGTAAATGTGTAGGTCGCAGAGCCCCCGGCACCCCCAGTCGTGGACGTACCAGGGGAACCAACTTGCGTTGTTGTGCCTCCTGCGCCTTCTGCACTACCAGCGCCTCCGCCTCCACTGGCGTTCAGGTTCACAGAGAGGGCTCTAGAGACACAAGATGCGCCGCCTCCGCCGCCTCCGCCGCCGAAGATGTACCCATTGGTGTTGTCGATGGTGCAGTCCATGTCCGCATAAAGAGCTGTGCCGCCAGCAGCCCCCGCAACTCCGGGGGTGCCGCCACTGCCGCCTTTACCTCGGATGTACCCTTTGTTGACGATCAGCAGAGTCGAGCCAGCAGGGAAAACCCCGGTACGGAGTGCGTATGTACCACTACCTGCTGAAATCGTGGCCTGGTTCTCGAAGATGTAGTTCCCAGGTTGGGTTGGGGAACCCATCAGCTCGTAGATGCTTGCAGCGGTTCGACTTGCGGTATTGATGTAGCGAACCTCGTTCTGCCAAGCACTCCTCCATCCGCCGCTCATGTAACCCCAGAGCTGATCCGCTATTGCCCACGCCCCGTTGACCTTGACGTGTACCTTGGAGGCAGTCACCCAACTTCCCCCAGCTTTCACGTTAAGTGGCATTAAACCTCCTCAGTATTGAATCCAGATGTCGCCGTCTGCTCCACCAGAAGGTGCCGCAGTCGAGATGGTTATGTTCTTGGTTGCCGCGCTTCCTAGACCGGACACCTGGGCAGCCGTGTGGGTGTGACTGGTCGCCGCTTTACCGTCCAGGGCGGTCTGGAGGCCGCTCACCTCATTGATCGAGTGGGTGTGGCTGGAGGCTGCCTTACCGTCTAAGGCGGTCTGCAGGTCGCTCACTTGGTCGATGGTGTGGGTGTGGCTGGAGGCTGCCTTACCGTCGAGCGCGGTCTGCAAACCAGATACCTGGGCAATGGTGTGGCTGTGAGTCGTCGGTGCCTTACCGTCGAGGGCCGCTTGGGTGGCCGTGGAGACGGGCTTGTCGAGGTCTCGGGTATCGTCAACGTGGCCTAGCCCTAGGTTGCCTCGGGCAGCGGCCTTATCGGTCAGGTCAGCGAGGTTGTTCGAGTTCTTGGAGAAGTCAGACAGGTCTCCACCAGCGATCTCCTGCACATCCTGCAGCACCTTGTTGACCGTCACCTGCAGAGAGCTTGCGGTCTGCAGAGCGCTCGCCGCGTCCTGGGCAGCCGATTCAGCCGCTGCCTCCGCGTCTCGGGCACTTTGCTCCGACTGGTTGGCCAGATAGGAGGCGTTAGCCGAGTTCTGGAGCGCGGAGTTGGCGGTGGCCAGGGCTTGGTTGGCGGTGTTGGTTGCGGTGGTCGACGCAGTCTCTGCACGCTCTGCCTGAGCCTTGGCGTTGTCGGCCAAAGTCGATGCGCTATTCGCGGTGCTGCTAGCTGCATTGGCGATACTCACCGCGTTATCCGCCTTGGCGTTGGCGGAACCAGCCACGGTCTCAGCGTTGTTGGCCTTTGCCAGCGCTTGGTTGGCCGTGTTGTTTGCGTTGGTCGCAGTGCTCACCGCAGAGGTCGCCTTCGAGTCAGCCGAGTTGGCGGCGTTGGCGGTGCTCACGGCGTTACTTGCGAGGGTCTTCGCCTCATTGGCCGTGGTGGTAGCAGCGTTGGCGGTATCGGTCGCGTCCTTGGCGAGGCCGTTGGATTCGACAGCCAGGTCATCCGCTTCCTGGGACAGGTAGAAGTTCTGCTTGCTGGCCAGATCGAGCTGGCTTTCAGTGAGCGTGGAGCCGTCCACGAAGTCCACCAGTAGGGAGTTGCGCTCGGTTACCCGGCGAACCTCGACCTTGGCGCCGATGGCAGGTGCCGTAGTCAACTGGATGGACGAGGCCGACAGCCAGGAGAACGTCACGGCTGCGCCGTTCACGGTGACCTTGACGTGATCCTTGGACAGATACGGGAAAGGCACCGAGAAGTTGCGATTACCACTGACGCTCTGTGTGTAAGTGACTCGTGCAAGAGCCATGCTTTTCCTCCAGACAAAGAAAAGGGCGACACGAAGGCCGCCCCTTAGCGATGGAACGATTGGTTGTTACTGGTCCCAGAAACCAGCCTTGGCTTGCGCCTGACTGGTGATCGTTTGGATGTACTTCTGCTCAGCCCCAGACTCTTCGCTGATCAGGCGCATGAGCGCGGCCTTCCGCAGTTCGTTGATGGTCGAAGACACCTCGGTGACCTTGGCGCCTTTGACCTTGCGGGTGCCGGCGGGCAGAGCGGATTCCAGAAGAGGCAGCAGGTATTTCTCCGGCTGCAGCTCCCGGTAGTAGCGGTTCCAGCGATCCTGCAGCGTCTCCTTGCCGTCGTCCGTGTAGGTCGTCCGCATGTCGATGCCGCCCAGGAGCTGGTCGCTGGTGGGTACGTCGAAGGTCACCCCGGTGAGGTGGGATAGCTCGTCCATCTTCGCCAGCACCTTGGCTTGCTCCGGCGTCATGCCCCGGAGGCGTTCCTCAGGGGTGGACGGCGAGAACATGTTCCACATGGCGCCGGTATCGGTGACCTTCCGTGGGTTTCCCAGGACGTCGTAGGACTTGGCCGAGGTGTTGTTCCAGTTGCCCAGCGTTGCCCCTGTGAGGAAGCGCGACTGGACCATCTGCCACCAATCAGCAGGGTCTGTGACGGTTGGGTCGTTGGACTGAGCGATCTTGGTCATGGTGTTCGGGACCAGCATCTTGAGCTTGTCCCCCACGAACTTGATCAGGCCCGCCTCCCCTCCTCGCTTCTCGTCGAAGGCGATGTTCCATGTGTCCTGAATACCCTTCAGGCCACTCAGCAGGTTGGCGTCCATGAAGGCCTTGGCGATGGCCCCGGTGCCCACGAAGATGGCGCCCTGGACCTTCTTCATCTCGTCATCCACGAACTCGCCCTGGCGCTCCCTCACCATAAGTGCGTCGTATCGCTCGAAGGCGTTCACGAGGATCTTCAGCGGGGTGGCGATGGGGTCCAGGTTCTTGTAGCTGAACGTGGTGCCGTCGCTCATGCGGATGGTGTATGGCTCAGGAAGTGCGCTATCCGTGCGGTTCTTCCCTTGCTTCCAATCGGAGTAGGCGCCGTCACCTGTGATGTTCCCGCTGGCGTACAAGGACAAGGCTGTGCCGGTAAAGGCCAGCGACATGAGCGCTTCGCCCTGGGCACGAACCTGGGAGCGTCGACCGTTCTTCCCAGCGAGATCCGCGAGGAAGTTCGGAGCGACGATCTGCAGACCTGGGGTCATGCGGACGCCCTCCTCGAACACCCGCACGGGGGTACGGAAGAAGAGCTGGCCCAGGAGACGCATCACCGGGGCGCTGTTCACCCACTGCTCGTACTTGTGCGCCCAGTCGGAGACCGGGAGGCCGAGCATCTTGCTGTCGCCTGTGAAGCCGCGCTTGTAGAGCATGTCCCTGGCGTAATCGAGTGCTTCCTTGTTGGTGCCGTGTCGCAGCGCCTCGGGGTTCCTCTGCACCTCGTTCTTCACGAACTGCGCCAAGGCTTCCCCGGAGTAGCCCAGGTTCACGCCCTTGTTCACCACGGTACGCACACCAGCCTCGGTGACATGGGACTCGAAGGCGTTGTCGATGGCCGTCTTGGTTCGCTCAGCGATGTGCTGGTCGATGGCCTTACCCTTCAGCCCCATCTGCACGGCTTCCTTGTAGGCATCCCCTGCGACTTGGCTGGCGATGAACCCACGGTAGGTGAGCTGCGAGAAGTATTCGTCGGTGGTGTTCAGGATGCGCGGCAGGAAGCGGATGATTCCGCCCTTGCGCCCAGTGATCGCCATCTCCCCTTCCATGATCCGCCCGGACTCGCGGGTAAGGATCGACTGCTCGTAGGCAAAGGCAGCCTTGGCAGCACGGAGAGCCGACATGTTCCCGGCCCGCATCGCCGAGTAGGTTGCAGCCAGTGTCTTCCGGGTCTCAGCCTCGAATGGGTTCGACAGGACAGCATCCAGGGCTGGCCGGTAGAGCACCTTGAGCATCGGCGGCACGGAGTTCCGCAGCACGGTAACCGGCGAGAACACGTTGGAAATCGACAGCTCGACCAGCTTGTTGAGGGTGCTGGTGGTGCGCTTGCCCAGGGTATCGGTGGCTTTGTCCTGCAGGATCTTGTCCACCATCCCATCCGCCTCCAGTCCCTTCATGGTGATCAGCCTTGCGGCCTCCCCCACGTCGCCACTGTCGAGTGCGCCCTGGATCAGTGTGTCGTAGGCGCTGCGGCGGGCTTTCACTGCGGTGTCCTGCTCAGCTTGGAAGACGCGATCCGCCCAGGAGCTGAGGTCTGTGGTATCCGAGAGGTTTCCCTGGAGGCCCACCTGCCGTTGGCGTAGCAGGTAGCCCGCGTGGGAACCAAAGGCTTCGTCCAGGGCGCTCAGCGTGTCGAAGGTGCCCTTGAGATGGTCCTGCTTGGCAGCCAGTCGGGACACCTCTGCCGGATCGGTAGCGCGCTGTGCAGCGGCAACCGTGCGAGCCAGCTCCATGGCTGACCAGTCCCTGGAGAGCTTCAGGCTCATCGCCATCTGCTCATGCTCGGTCACCGTCATCTGATGCTTCTTCAGCTGGTCGGCAACATCCTGCAGCTGGACGTAGTCCATCCCCTTCAGCTCACGCGCCAGGGTGAAGGCCTTGTTCATGTTCTCCTGCAGGTTCTGCCGTTGGTACGGGATCGTGGTCTCGGCCTTAGGCAGCGGGAGGTCATGGATGTTGGTGAACTCGAAGAAGTCCCCGGTGGGTGCTTCGTATGGCTTCAGCGCCTTACCGGGTTCTTCCTGGGGCTTGGGCGCCTCCTGGGCGACCACCGCGGACTCCGGCTTCGCAGGTGCTGCAGGTACATCCTGGGGTGCAGCTTGTGGTGCAGCTGGGGCCACATCCTGGGGAGCAGCTACCGGGTCGGCTTGAGGCGCATCCTGGGCCACCGGAGCATCCTTGGCAGCCTGATCGGTTGCACTGGTGGATACATCCGGGCGCACCGAAGGCGTCTCAGCAGGTGCCGTTGGCGGCTCTACCTTGGGCTTCTTCCACAGCTCAGCCACCTTGGATGCAGCCGCATCCGCAGCAGTACCAAGGACCAGACCAGTGCCAGCACCCGCAGCCACGCTCGCGCCCAGCTCGGTGCCGCTGATGGAGTCCTTCCGGCCAGCAGTCACCTCGACCGACTGGCGGATGGCGTTGTCGGTGCCCGCGTAGATTCCCCCTTCCACACCCGCCACGGCTCCGGTACGCAGCCCCTGCTTGAGGAGCTGCTTGATGCCGAGCTTGGTGGCTGCCTTAGCGCCGGATACACCGAGGGAGCCTATGCCCAAGGTGCCCAGGCCGATGAGGTTGGTGGGGTCGGTGGCCATGCCCTTCACCGCCCGCCCTACTCCACCCCAGGACATGTTCAGGTTGTCGTAGGTGTCCATCAGGTAGAGGAACGCTTCCTTCTGGCGCTGCGGGACACTGCGGAGGCGAGCCGCGTCAACCCCCATTACCGGGAGGTTGTAGTTGAACCATCCCATGATATCGAGACCGTACTGGGCGGCTTCCTCGGCGGAACCCTTGAAGTCCTTCCCGTTGTTCATCTTGTAGATCTCACGGGAGGCGGTCACCCAGTCCTTGTCCTGGGAGAGGCTCGCCGGGTCGACGTCCTTCTTTACCTCGCCGAATGGCTGGTACTGCGGACTGGCGCCTTCAGCTGGAGCTGCCTGGGGATCTGCCTGGGCATCGGCAGGTGCAGCTTGGGGATCGGGCTGGCTGGTGTCCTCCAGGCCGCTCGTGTCGTAGCCGTTGTTCTTCAGCTTCTCGACGAGCTGGGCCTTGGTGGTCCCCTCAGGGATGCCCGTGATGATCGTCCCATCGGGCAGCTTGACGTTCATTACTTAAGGTCTCCGAAGTTGACTGTCTTAGCGCCAGAGTCAGCTGGCTGGTTTGTGGATGCGGTGGTGGTGTTCGCCTGGGACTGATCGCCCCCGTGCTTCACCATCTGCTGGATGCGGTTGAGCTTCTGCAGGGCTGCATCCTCGGCTGCCCGAAGGATCTCGACCTTGCGGCGGCCAGTGGGGATTCCCTTGCCCTCTTCTAGGTCGGAGTACAGCTCCTGCTGGATGTACTGCTGGTACGTCCGGCGGACCTCGGTCTGAGGGTTGATGCCCTGGAGCGTGACCACCTTGGAGAGCGGGTTGTTCATGAACGCCTTGATGTCGTCCTCCACGGTCTTGAAGGTGGAAGTGACGTAGGGGTCGCGCATGAAGTTGACGCCATCCATGAGCTGCGGCATCTCGTCGATCAGCTTCTGCCGGTCGGCTCCGCTGATGCCGTTGAGGTTCATCACGTAGTCCTGCATGGTCTCTGTGTTGACCTTGCTCTCGTCCCCGCCGATGAACTTGGAGAACTGGTCCCCGAGAGCATCGGTGAAGTTGCCGGTGATCCCTGCTTGCATCACTCGGTCACGGATGAAGGCGGCGTTGCGCGCACTCACCGTGGGGTTCACGAAGGGCTTGCTGATGTTGTTGGCGACGAACTCAAACACCTCCGGCTGCTTGGCGTAATCGGCGGGGTTGATGTCCTCGCCGTTGGCCATCCGCTGGAGAGCCGCGAGCTTGCCCTGACGGATCGCCTGAGTGCGCTGGTACTCCTGAATCTGCTTACCCTGGGACCACTTGGCGAAGCGAGCGTTGTCGATCTGCTCCTTGGCCTTGGCGATCTTCTCCTTGTACTCGGCGTTCAGGAATAGTTGAGGGATTCGGTCAAGCATCCCCTTGTCCTGATTGGCGATTGCCGTGGACAGGGCGGTCTCCATGACCACCTTCTTGCGCTCCAGGGGGTTGAGCGACGAGGACTCGCCATAGGTCTTGTCCAGCTGTACGAGGTCGCCCCCGTTCTTCAGTGTCTCCTCGACGTTGGAGGCGAAGTCGTCGGCCTGGATCTTCTGGTGGTACGAGGCGGTCTCCCGCTGCCAGCCGGTCTCAAACTCCGAGAGGGACTTGTTGACCTGATCCACGAAGCCGGAGCCATAGAAGGCGTTATCCGGGTTGTCCCCAGCCATGGCAGCCGCTTCGCCTCGGATCTTGTCGATCTCGGCAGAGCGGTTCGCAGTGTTCAGCCGGACGCTGTCATCTTCCAGAATCCCTTGGATGCGGTCCTGAATCCACTGCTTGGCCTGGTTACGTCCGATGGCCTGGGCGATGCGCGCCCGGATGATCGGGGAAGCGTCAGGAGCCAGCTGACCGGCCTGGGCCAGCGACACCGCGCCGACCTCCTTGTCCTTACTGAAGTCCGCCGCGATCTGGTCCATCTTCTCCTTGTACAGCTCGTCGATGCTCTTCTGCTTCTGAGCCTCGGCGACCTGGGTGTTGTGAGCGATCTTCGCCAGCGCTGGGCTGAGATCGGCTAGGGAGTTGGCCAGTTGAAGCGCGTCGTTGCCTACACCCGCAGGTACTGCAGGACGCACGAAAGAGCTGACCGGCGCTGCAGACGGACGGAGTCCTACCTGCTGCTCGGTGCTGTATCGAACCCCCACTCGCCCGGTGTTCTGCCGCAGCGTGGGTCGAGAGGGTTGGGTGGGCCGCAGCCCGTCTACAGTTGCCATTCACTCACCTACTAACTTGACTTGAGGGACTTACCAAAGAAGGTTCCACCCGCGCTCGCATAGGCCTCGCCACCGCTCACCCCGGCCTTGAAGATCGTGCCGAGGAGACTGGGCTTCACGCCCTTCTGGACCGAGTTGATGCGACTCTGGGTGTCGTTGCTGACGCCGACCATCTGCGACTGGATCTGTTGGTTGTTCCAGTCGAGGTTCTGCTGGATGGTCGAGACGTCTTTCGAGGAGGCACCGCTGATGTCCCGCAGGACACGCTCGACGGAGAAGCCGGAAACTCCAGCCTCACCAGCAGCGACGGTTGCCGTGGAGGATTGACGCAGCGCTTCGAGGCGCCGGTCGTTGATCTGCTGCGAGGCAGCATCAGCGCTCTGCTGGGCCTGGAGACCGAGGGCGGTCTGGTCGGCTTGCATCGACTTGATGGCCGCAGCCTTGTTCATGTTGTAGAGCTGGGTCTGAGCCTTCGCCTGTTGCTGCGCAGCTTGGTACTGCATGAAGGTGGATGCGACAGCGAATGCACCCATCACTGCGGGGTTGCACATTAGCGGTCCTCGTGGTGGATCATCTTTGCGAATTCGTAGAAACGGCTACCGTTGAACTCGAACTCACGCAGGAAGGTGAATCCGGCCCAGCGAAGCCAGCGGATGTGAACTGTGTTTTCCGCGTACACGGCATTCGCCAGTACCCGGTAGTGGCCGCGCATACGGTCGAGCCATGGCCGCGTCTCTCGGAGAACCTGCACCCAGTGGGCCTTGAGCTGGTCGGAGGCCATCATCCAGATGAACCCCAGGAGGGGATCACCGGAGGGATGCGTGCCGAAGATGACGTGAGGGGTGTCCTCCGCATCCACGGCGACGTAGCAGGGATCAGGCGAGTTGACTCCGACGAGCAGGGACTCCTCCGCAGAGGAATGCCCCGCCGCCTGGATTTCTCGCAGATCTGCTTCTCGGAGGCGCTGGGCAAGGTCGACGGCATCCGCGTGGGTTGCTCGTCTAACTTTCAGCATTACAGCCTCTGGGAACGAATCGTGTAGTACGCCTCCCACTCCGCGCTAAGGAAGTAGCACGGCAGGAAGGTGTCGTTGACGATCTCGATGGTGACGTTGTCGTTCTTGGCCATGATCGGCAGGGAGAACTTGCCCTGCTCAATCGAGACTTGGCCGATCAGGTTCTTACCGGAGCCGACGACTCGGCCCGAGAAGGTGTACCGGTAGGTGTCCCGCCGGAACGGAGTGACCTCAACCCGGAAGTAGCCCGACTTGTTGTACAGCAGGGACAGCTTACGGAGCTGGATGCGCCCCTCGCCCACGGTAGACATACCACCGCCAGCCGCCTCCTCCTTGATGACCAGGGTGGAGAACCGGTAGCGAAGCTCGTAGACCTTACCGATGAACAGGGGCTGGCCGATGAAGTTGCCCTTGAGGACCAGGGAGGTGTTGCCCGAGGTTGCGTCCACGCCGATGGATACCGGAGTGACCTTCATGCCAGGGACGCGAGAGCCTCCAACCCCACAGATGACCTCCAGCGTTGCCGTGCTCGGGAGCAGGTAAGGCAGAACGATCGTAGTGGTGTCGTCGTTCTCCAAGGAAGCATTGCCCTGGTTGAACGTGATCGACCGGAAGGTGGCCTGGGTTGTGACGCTGTCCAGGCTGACCAAGAAGTCCCAACCGTCGTCGGCGGCGCCCGGCTCCAGATCCATGACCTCCAGGTGAACGCCATCGGCGCGCTGGATGACGAGATACAACTGGGACTCGATGAAGTCGCAGTTGAGGATCTTGTCGCCGGAGTCGAACACCCACCGGGACCACGAGGCTTGCAGCTTCTCGCCGTCGCTCCAGTAGAACTTGTACGCGAAGATCTGGTTCGGCGCCTGGGCGCTCAACGCCACGATCACGTCCTCGTTACCGCTTGCCGCCAGCTTGAAGACGTCCCCTGGGATGTACTTCGGGACGTGCCCGGTGATCTCCGCAGCGTCCTCGGCCTTGGTGTTTCCATCAAGGTAATACTCACGGATGCCGGTGTAGGAACCCCGGTTAACCGCGAAGTACACGTAACGCCCTGTGCCGATGGGCTTGGCCCGCAGGGAGCACTCGTACTCGGTCGTCTGGTTGACGCTGATGGTGTTCGGCGTCAGTAGGTCGGCAGCCCCCAACTGGAACTGGGTCTGGTCGGAGAACAGCAGCAGTGTCTCGTTGAACGGGATGGCGTGCCGCAGGATCGATACCTTGGTGTGGCTGACGCTCACGTCGATGGGGTCATCATCGAGCACAGACGTTGCGGTGCCGATGAAGAAATCGAAGTACGAGCCAGCCTTCGAGAACACGATGCTCTCGTCGGCGATCAGCCCAAGGCGATTCCGGTGGAAGAAGATGTCGGCGATCTTCCGGTCGACGAAGGACGGCATCGGGTTGCTGTCCAGATCGCCAACCTTCCGGCTGTCCCAGGTGAGAGGCTTGAAGGTGAAGGTGCCATCGGAGTTGCGCACCAGGGCGTGAGGCATCGTCAGCGCGTTGAGCGCATCGTACTCACCACCCTTGGCCGTCTCCTTCCACACCCCGCCGTTGGTGCCCGAAGCCGAAGCGTCGTACTTCACGTAGTAGTTGTCGAAGGAGGACGACTGGTCCCCGGTGACCTCTACGACGAACCCATCGACTGCCCGTGCCGGGAGATCTGAGAACCGCTGGATCTTGCCCTTCACGACCTTGATGCCGTTGTCCCCGATGGAGTCATCCGTGCTGATGCTGAAGGTGCCGCCGTTCTTCCGGGTGATGTACAGGGTGGAACCGATCCGGCTGATGTTGAAGTCAGTCAGATTCGCCAGCTGCGCCCGGAGTTGCTCGGCGATGTAGTCGGTGGTGACCTGGGTGACGTGCGAAGCCTGGGAGCCATCGGGTGCGGTGAAAGTGGCGTAAGGACCGCCACCGTCGATGTACACCTTGTAGCTGGCCCCGTAGGAACCCTGACGCACCCACACCAGGGCTTCGGGTGCCCGCGCCGGGATGGTACTGGCGGCCTTGGCCACGGTGACGGTCTTGTTGAGGATGAAGGTGTAGTCCGCCACGGTCATGCAGCGGAAGGACGACGCTGGGTCGGAGGCAGACAGGTAGCTCACGCCGTTCGGCGTGGTCACCGTCTTCTCGTTGCCAGCGAGGTCAAACACCCGGATCGAGCCGTTCTGCAGCACCACGACGTAGCGCTCGTTGGAGTCGCGGTTGATCGTGTGGATGTACGCAGAGCTGCCGATACCGGTGAACTTCTTGATGTGCCGGGTGCCAGGGCGTTTCCGCAGCCCCTCGACAACGGAGGAGTAGCCGTTGATCTGCTCCTCACATTGGGAGGCTAGACGAAGAGCATACGGCTGCTGGCTTACCCCGTTCACAAGGTTCGGGATAGTCGTAGAGATCAGGCCCATAGTTAGCGATCCAGAACTCGTGCAACCGAGTAGTTGTCCGAGAGGATGTTGTAATCAGCCGTCTCTGCTTCCATGTCTCGGAGTGCAGTGAGCAGACGGATTTCATCCTTCGCGGAGAATGTCGAGAGAGTTTCGGAACCAACTACCCGCTCTTGGAAAATACGCGAGGCTCGAATTGCGATGTACTGCCGAGCGATCTCGGGAAGTTCATCGAACTCCAGCATCGAGACAATATCCACGGTGATCGGGTTGTCGAACTGGTAGGTGTGATTCCGGCGGTCATACAAACGGGTTCCCCGAAGTACAACATCGATTCCTTCATCAGGACCGACGGTGTCGATTCGGAGGGTTGTTGGCGAGAGGATGATTTCCTTCTCGGGGAACGAGGGAGTTAGCAGGAAGTCCTTGTCGATATTCCAATGCCAACCTCTCGCTTGAACTTCACGGCTCACAGTTTGGAGAATCTGTCGAGCAATGACGGCATCCACAACACCGCTATCAGAAACGGTATTAACTGGCGCTTCGCCAATTGTGGACAGCATCGTATTGATCGCAGACAGTTCAGTTGTCGCGGATACCATGTTTGTCCTATGTCAAGCAAAAAAAGGGGAACTCAATTAAGAGTCCCCCTTTAGGATTGAAACTAACGGCCCAATTACGGGACGTTAGCGGTGGTCAGCTCGATAGCTGCTTCCGGGCGCAGAACGCCGTGGCCGACTGCGTACTTCGCAACCATCAGGGTGCCCTGACGAGCGATCTGGTACTCAGACTCCATGCCCAGGTCGAGCAGCTTCACGGTACCCACGGCAGACGGGTGCATCACCAGTCCGATGGTGGCCGAGAAGTCGCCCGCGTACTTGTCGCCAGTACCAGCTTCAACGGTGCCAGGAGCGACGACGCTCTTCGGCAGGTTGTTGGTCTTGACGATGGTGATACCGGCCACACGGATGACGGTGCCATCCGAGTAGGCGCCGGAGCCGCCCCAGTCGCGGTTCAGAACCTTGGTGCTCGAAGCCAGCTTGTAGAACTCAGCCGGACGGACGAACAGGAAGCGCTGGTCTTCCGGTACGTTCTTCTCGTCGAGGATCTGAGCTGCGGCGAACAGAGCATCGGCCAAGCCGTCACCGGAGTTGGTCACGTTTCCGATCTGAGTGCCGCCGAACTGGTCAGCGTCGTTGATGGTCTTCGCGGTACGAGCGGCCAGAACACCTACTTGCAGGACATGCTTGTCCATGGTGTTGGCCAGCTTGGCGCCCATCTCACGGGTGTAAGTGGAGCGCACGTCGTAGTGGTTCTTCGCTTCGTCGATGTTTGCGATGAAGGTCGGAGAAACCAGCAGATCATCGATGGTGATGATCTTCTCGGCGTGCTTCAGAGTACCGCCCAGGATCTCCTGGCCCGGTTGATGGTAATAAGCCGAACCACGGCCCATTACCGGGAAGGAAGCAGACTTACCGTTGGTGATGGTACGAACTTGGTGTTTGTCCATCATCACGTTGGTTTGCTCGAACGAAGTCAGAACTTCGCCAGCAAACAGTTTCAGAAATAGCGCTTCGGCATCGCCAGCGCCATTGATCTGACCGAGGCGAGATACGATTGCATCAGCCATTAGTTGAAAAACCTCATGAACGATTGATAGGAGTTGTGCCCCCAGCAGTCATTCACGCGCTCACACAAGGTTGTCCTTGAAGACGCACCCGCAGGTTTATCTATAAGGGCCGAGGTTTGTTCATGAATTCCTTTGGTTGCAAAAGTCACCGGCTTTGCTGCCAGTGCGACTTGAGTTCCCAATCGCTCTTTGACGAGGTGTTTCAGTTGCTCCCGAAGTTGGAAAAAGTGAGGGCGCCAAAAGACGCCCTCGAAAGGAACCAACCAACAGGAGAGCGGAGAAACTTGTTCTCCATAAGTGCGTCCTAATTACTTCACTTCGCTATGCCTTTCTTTTTCTCCACAGTTCTGAAGCCGGTGTAGCCAAGGTAACCAGCGGTGAATGTCCACCACAGGTCTTCGGGGATGGCATCGAAGCCGAGCTTCACGTTGCTGAAGAAGGTGTGCATCTGGGTCGGGTAGAACACACCAACGAAGGGGGCGACCACTACCAGCGAGAGCAGGATCGCGTAGAACACATAGAGGAAGGACGGACGTGCGCGGGAGGTCCAGGGGTCAGCGCTCCTGGCCTCATCCGCAATGACCGCCATGCGAGCCTCAAGCTCTTTGAGGTCGCCGTCGGATTGCATCTTGAGGAGGTCGAGCTGCGCCTTGGCCTTGGCCTCTGGATCGGGGAAGAACTTGTCGATCAAGCCCTTCCCTACCTCCAGCAGCCCGCTTGCGATCAGCGGGTTCATTGGTGCCCCTTACATGATGTTGGAGCGAGCCAGCTTCTGTTCCACCTCACGGCGATACGCCGGGTCGGTGTTGTAGCGCGGGTCTTTCATGGCCGCCGTCAGCTGGGCCAGGGACTCGAAGCCACCACCCTGCGGGTTGCCGCCGTTGATCAGCTGCGGATCACGACCGACGCTCTTCTGGTACTTGAAGGCCAGACCAATGACTGCGCTGCGGACCACGTCCATATCGCCGCTGTCGACTGCGTCGTTGTACTTCTGCAGCTCAGCCGGGGCCAGGTTCGCGGCTGCCCAGGCGGCCATCGACTTGAAGGCTGCCTCGCCGCCTACCTCGTTGAAGATCTGGTCGCGCACCTGCAGGGCTTCTGCTTCGACGCCGCTCAGGTACTGGTCGACGTAGGCGCGCGGAATACCAGCGGCCTCCAGTGTCTGGTAGTGCTCGTCGGAGAGGCTACGGTTGGCGTTGTAGTAGTCCGCCATCGCATCGAGGTCGACGTTGGCCTTGTCCAGCAGCTCGCCTACCTTCTCATCGGTGAGTTGCTCCTGGGTAGCCGGGGATTCCGGTTGCTTCTGGCCGAGCTTCTTCTCCAGCTCTTGGTACGCCTTGACCAGCTCTTCCTGGCTGCCGAACTTGCCCAGGATCTTCTCCTGCGGCTTCGGCTGCTCCAGGGCGGCCAGCTCAGCTTCCTTGCGGTCCACTGCCTCCAGCATGGCCTTGTCGTGCTCAGCCGGGGCGGTAGTTTCGACGGTGGTTACGGTGTTCAGGGTTTCTGCCATGGATGCTCCTGTCAGTGATAGATGACCACCAGCCCGTTGGGGAGCTGATGGCGGTGCGATGTTTTTCCATTAGTGCGACCTAATGGCTCAGCCGGTGCCGGAGTGGGGGCAGCCGGAGCTGCCTCCTTCTGTTTGCGCACTCGGCGGTTCTTCTCTTGGGTGACTTCGGTCATTGCTTCATTCCTGCCTTGACTGCTTCTTTGGCCATGTCCATTCCGCCCTGCGCCACGACTTGGCCCATGGCGCCCATAGCGGCTTGCTGTTGCTGCTGCTGATCGGCGGCCTGGACCTCCTCATCGCTGCGCACCAAGCCCTTCATGTCGATGCCGATGGCGGTGCCACGGCGGGTCAGGTAGTCGCTCACGTTGAGGTACTTCGAGAGGACTTCCGGGCCGAGCGCCTGGAGGATTCCGTTGATGAACAGGTCGAGCTTGTTCAGGTCATGCCCACGCCCGAGCGCCTCCAGGCCGGTCGTGATGGTCGGCTTGACGGTGCCCTTCGGGAGGGACGGGATCTTCCCTGCCTTCTCCAGTTGGAGCAGGAGGCGTCGAACCAGGGGAAGCTGGAACTCCTGGGAGAGGATCGAGTAGATGCCACCCAGGGCGTCCTCCAGCTCGCCCGCCATGTAGCGGATCTCCTCGGCGGTGACACGCTCGCCGGAGCGCTGCACGGAGGTGTTGAGCAGGAAAGCGAAGGAAAGGCGTTGAGATAGTGACTCGATGGTGTCCAGGGCAACACGGAAGTCGTTGAACTTCTGGAGCTGCAGGACGGAGACATCCTCAGCGCTGCCCGCACGGACGGCGCCGTTGGGTGCCTCGGACAGGGTGCGATGCTCGGTGACGCCGTTGGGGTTCACGAGGAACAGAACCTTGGCGGCAGCCGCTGAGCCTTCGACGATGGCCTTGGTCAGTGCCTCCAGGGAGCGCAGGTCGCCGTAATATTCCTCGACGTATCCACGACCGTAGTCCTCACCGTCGATCTTGGAGAAGCGCAGGGGAATCCAGGGGGACTCGTCCTTCGGGTAAGTGCCTGTGGTGCCGGGCACTACCTCGCCCTTCACCTCTTGGTAGACATGCCACTCTCCACCTTCGAGGTAGACTCTGGTGTACAGATCGATGGTCTTGTCGACGCCCTGCTTCGCCTTGTCCTTCAGCTTCTCGCGGAAGTTCTTGGGCAGCGCCTCGGGGGCAACGGATTCCTTGACGATGATCTCAAGGACGTCACCCATGGGGTCACGACGTACCACGTAGCGATCCAGGCGGAACGCCTTGAGGCCACCTCCAGGCGCTACATAGAGCAGGGCGTTGCCCGCCACGATGACCTGCTTCAGGCCTTCCCCCACGGTGACGCGGATGGCCTGGGCCTCGATCTCCTGCATGACTGCGCGCTCAATCTTGCCCAGGGCTTCCTCCACCTCGGCGCGCATACCCTCCTGCTTCGTGAGCTGTTCGAGGGTGTAGTCGTCGATGGTGAGCTGGAAGAACGGGCTGTTCGGCGGCATCAGGGCCAGGAGGAACTTGGACGCGAGGTTGTTGACGCCTCTGGCACCCAGCCCCTGGTACGGAGTGGACAGCTTGGAGCTACCGGTATGCCCGGCTTCTGGCAGCAGCGAGGGGATCGTCAGCTTCGCCGCGTCACGAGCACGCCGCAGAAACGGATCGCGCCGACTGGAGAGCGCTTCGTAGCGCCCTGCAGCCGTTACTGCTTGGTTTCCCATCGATCACCCCCGAGGCACGTTCACGCCGTTGCCGGTGGGGGCACCGCCAGTGTTCAGGTCGATTCGCAGGGAGGAACGACCGGTCTTCTTGCGGCGACCGATGCCTTCCTTGGTCTGCATGTCGGTGGCGGTCTGCTCTGGGTCAGGCGCCGGGGCAGCAGGTGCGATGGTGTCAGGAGTGGATGGCAGCTTCGGAGTTACAGCGTCACTCACCAATTTCAGAGGCTCGGTGACGGTTTTAACGACAGCATCTCCAACTGCCTGGAATGGTTTGACGACGGTGGAACTTACAACTTTCTTCACCGCCTTGAAGACTTTCTTGCCCACTAAACAATCCTCATTATTGATGCCGCTTCTTCGGCACCGTTAATCCGGTAGAGCCTGTTAAGTGCAGGTCTTCCACCAGGGCAAAATTGAGCCTCCCTCGCTCCGGCCAACTTAGTGAGCACACGGATTACATCGAAGACTTCGGCAAGACTTGTCTTACCGTCTCCGACTCGCATCAGATAAACTTCAGACAATATCGGAGTCTTCGAGAACCACTCGTTGCCTATAACGAAGGCGAACAAGTAGTCACCGTTGATGATCACGATGTTGTATTCGGAAAGGGAAAGTTCGGTTAGTTGATCGGCATTGAGGGAACCGGGGTCGGAAGCCTCCGGCGAGATCTCAACGAAGCGCTCCATCGCTCGGTGAACGACGGGCCTGATCTCTTCTTGGGTGAGTACCGAAGGTTCCATCTGGTCCAGCCGTAGGAACCTCGGCAATCCCATCAGCTGCCGATGCCGGGGGTGATCCGCAGCTTGTTTGTGCTGCTGCTCTTCTTGCGGAGAGAGGTCGAATCGCCACCGATCTTGAAGTCCATGGCGTTCAGTTCAGGGGGCGGCGGCGGCGCTGCAGGAGTTGCTGCCGAGATCTTCATGCTAGGTTGACTTAAGCACATGAGTGTCCCTCATTACGTTTTCGTTCTGCTCATCGAAGATGCGCTTGAGGAACTTGACGACTTGCCGTTCACCAACTCGCATCCAGATTTCGCGGTCACTCCAGCTCGGCTCCGGGCAGCGTTCAGGGAATCGTTTGTCCAGGGCATCGAGCAGGTCTTTAGGAACAGCAGGAAGTTCAATCATTGAGTTCTCCTTTAGATGTATTCTCTGATTACTGTCCTCTGCCCCATGAGTGCGACCTAATCGAACTTCCACGAACTTGCAGAGAATGAGAAAGGGGCCGTTACCAGCCCCAATCTCCATCCATGCCTTTGTGGTTGTAATCAGTGACTCGGCCCTCGAAGAAGTTCTTCTGGTTGTCACCGGATACGATGTGGTCTACCCAGGGGAGCGGGTTCTTTTCGATCTGCCAGTTGGCCTTCAGCCCGAGCTGGATCAGGCGGCGATCCGCGATGAAGCGGATGTACTGCTTGACCTCCTCGGGGGTCAGCGCCTTCGGCCCACCCAGGGCGAACGACAGGTCGATGAAGCGATCCTCCAGGGCGACACCCTGGCGGAACATCTCGTAGATCGCCCGCTTGAAGCCGTCGTTGACGATCTCCGGGTGCTCCTCACAGTGGCGCCGGAACAACGCCGCCATGATCTCTACGTGCTTGGTCTCGTCGCGGATCGACCATTCGACGATCTCGCACATGCCCAGCATCTTCGAGCCAGCCTCGGGGCGCTGGTAGTTCAGGAGCTGGACGAAGGCCGAGAACAGGCTCATGCCCTCGTTCATCACGGTGCGGGCGAGGTTCATGCCCATCGCCTTGGGGGTCGGACTCGGCCCGGTCACGAAGTCCTGCATGAACTCCGCTTTGTCGGCCATCTCCTCGTACTCAAGGAACGCCCGGTACTCCGTCTCCGGTAGGCCCAGGGTGTCGTTCAGCAGCGCATAGGCGCGCATGTGGGTCGACTCCCGGTTGGCGATGGAGAGCAGCGCCATGCGGGCTTCGTTGTTCTTGAAGTACGGGAGGAACACGTCGACGTAGGAGCCACCCACGATCTGGTCGCTCTGGGTGAACAGGCGCAGGATCTGGGTGATGTGGTTCTTCTCGACCGGGGTGATCGCCCCGTCCTTCCACTGGTTCACGTCACGCTGCAGGGATGCCTCGTACTCCATCCAGAACAGCGACTCATGCTCAATAGCGTGGTTGACGAACTCCGGGTAGTGGAACGGTTTATAGGTTGTCGAGTACTCAGTGAGCTGCGACATGGATTCCTCCTGTGAGATAAGCGATTGCCCGGCTCAGGGCTTCCCTGCTGTCCCGCAGAAGGCCGAGCGCCTTGTTACACGACGGACACAGCAGCCCCCGCACTGCGCCTGTCGTGTGGCAGTGGTCGACGTGAAGAACGCCTTTATCGGGGTGTGTTTTACAGATCGCGCACACGCCGCCTTGCTGATCGAGCATCGCTTCGTACTGGTCTTTGGTGAGTCCGTAGCGTTCTTTCAGCTTGTTCCAGCGGTACTCGCGCGTGTAGGTCAATGATTTGCAGCGTTTGCAGAAAGCCTCGTGACCTCCACCGGCCTTGGGAGACCGGCGGAAGTACTCGGTTAGGGGCTTTTCTTCGCCGCATTTGGTGCAGCGTTTCAGCCCTGACATGCTAGGCAGTTATCCTCCTCTTGGTTGAAGTCTTTCAGTGCCCTCCGCTCGATGTGCGCCGAGACCTTGTCCGCCGAGTGACCGGCAGTGGTGCGCAGGTAGTACAGGCCCTTCAGCCCCCGGCGATAGGCACGGAGGTGGACCGAGTTGACGTAGCTGCGCTGAGCGCCGAACGGGAGGTAGACGTTTACGGATTGGCCCTGGCAGATGAACGGCTGGCGATCAGCCGCGTGCTCCACCACCCAGTGCTGGTCGATCTCGAAGGCGGTCTTGAAGACTTCCTTCTCGTAGTCGCTCAGGCAGTCGAGGTGCTGGACGGAGCCATGGGCCAGGATGATCGACTGGCGCACTTCCTCGGTGTTGCAGCCCTTCTTCTCCAGCAGAGCTTCGAGGTAGGGGTTGAACACCAGATGCGAGCCAGCGCGGGTACGCTGGGTGAACGCATTGCTGCGCAGGGGTTCGATGCTGGGCGAGACGCCGCAGATCAGCCCACTGTTTGCATTCGGAGCGATAGCCAGCAGGTGAGAATTGCGACGGCCAGTGCCCACCATATCGGGGGCTTCGCCGCGCTCAGCGCCAAGCTCATAGGTGGCCTCCAGGGCTTTCTCGTGGATGTACCGAGCGATCTTGATGTTGAGGGACTTGGCGATGGCCGACTCCCACGGCAGACCTTTCTTCTGCAGCAGGGAGTGGAAGCCCATCTGGCCCAGGCCCACGGCCCGCTCGCGCATGGCCGAGAAGACAGCGCGGTGCATGGTCTTCGGGGCGTGCTTGATGAAGTACGACAGGACGTTGTCGAGGAACCGAATCCAGCGTTTGATGAACTCGGGATCTGCGGACCACTCGTCCCACTTCTCCACGTTCACGCTCGACAGGCAGCACACCGCAGTTCGCTCGGCGTCGGTCGGCAGGTGGATCTCGTTGCACAGGTTCGAGCCGTGGATCTTCAGGCCCAGCGCCTTCTGCGCCTCAGGGAGAGCGCGGTTGGCGGTGTCGATGAAGTTCAGGTACGGCTCACCGGTACGGAAGCGAACCTCCAAGATCTGCTGCCATACCTCGCGGGCTGGCATCGACTCGGTGACTCGACCGGACTGCGGGCAGCGGAACTCCCAGGTGGCATCGTTGGCCACCGCGTCCATGAAGGCATCGGTGATGTTCACGGCGTGGTGGGCGTTGAAGCACTTCCGGTTGACGTCGCCGCCGGTTGGCAGCCGCATGTGCAGGAACTCGATGAAGTCCGGGTGGCCAACATCGAGGTACGCCGCATAGCTGCCCTTGCGGGTCTTGCCTTGGCGGAACCCCTCGACCGCCGAGTCAGCGATCTTGATGTGGGGCATCGGGCCAACCGACTTGTCGGAGACAGCACGGACGTCATCCCAGTGGCCGCCAACACCGCCACCCAGCATGGACAGCCAAGCCAGCTCGACCTGATGCTGAACGAGACCTGAGCGGGTGTCCGGCACATAGCTCAGGAAGCAACTGATGGGCATGGCCTTGGGCTCGCCACCTACCCAGAACGGGATACCGCCGTGGCGGGTCTCCCAGTAGCCGGTGGGGGCGTTGCTGAGGATGGGGCTTGAGTACATGGCCCAGCCGCGAGAGACGTCGTCGTAGATGTCCTGGGCCAGCTTGAGGTCGCCCTCGCAGAAAGCCAGGGCGGGACGAGCGAATGCATACTGGAAGGATTCACCCTCCTTCACGTAGAACCCGCCCAGGAGATCCTTGGCGATCTCCGTGAGACGGGCGTCACGAGCGAGGTCGAGGGCGATGCCGTGGAAATCAACGGTCGTCACCATACCCTCTCAACACCCCTCGATTACTACGGTCGCGCAGCTTCTGCAGGTTCAGCTCAGCGGCGTCCTGCATGTCCAGGTCGTACTCCTTCAGGCACAGGGCCAGCTGCCAGAGCACGTCACCGGCTTCCTTAAGGACGGCCATGCGCAGGTCATGCTCGGTGGCGTAGCGCTTCGACATGTCGTCGCCACGGGCCATCTTCGCGGCGAAGCTCACGAACTCGCCGACTTCTTCTGACAGCCCAATGAACGGGTAGCACTCATTTTCGTACACAGCGAACTCTGCGGCTCGCTCTTGATAATCACGGAAGTTCACTGTTTGGTTTCCTTGTAGTATTCAGCGATGGCAGCTTCGAGGCGCAGCAACTTGCGCTCGTACCAGGCGGCTTTCTGCAGGTCTTGAACCCCAGCCTTCTTCTGGTAACGCCAGCGGTATTTGAAGGAGTTGCCCCGGAGATAACCGCGAAGTTCTTCGACGGTCATCATCGAGACCATTGCCTCGAAGCATTCGATGGACAGCATGTCGACATCGCCTTCGAGAACTGCGTCGCGGATAGTTGCAGTGAACTTGTCCACGTTCTGTTTGTAATGAATCGGATGGTTTACGGCGTCCACAGTTTCACCTGCTTAGTCTTGAAGTCGTAATCACTCGCTCGGCAAATGCGAGCAACTCGGGCCTGTCTGAGAGCTTCTTCTTCACCGAGTCCAGCTCTTCGGTAGTGCGACAGGACAGCATCCCAAGGACTATCCACATCACACTTTTGCCAGCGCATCTCGGTTTCTCCCTTACGAGCACCGGACTTGAATGTGTGTTCGTATTGTTCCCAGCCATGAGGTTCTTCGAGGATTTTTCTGGCGGTCTCAATACCGATACCAGGGCAGCCGGAATATCCATCGGTGATGTCTCCGGCCAATGCTTGAATGAGGTGCCACTTATCAGCTTCCTCTTGGGAAACTTCAAAGACACCCAACTCTTCTTTGTGGCTCAGGTAATGAAGACCAGGGATTGTCTGAAGGTCTTTGTCTTTGGTGACAATTACCTTCTCGCCATTAAGGCCCGACCAAGTTGCGAGAATCCCGAGTACATCGTCCGCTTCCAAAGTTGGGCGAACGAAGACTTCGTGCTCTTCTTGCAACAGTTCTTTCAGGAGGTTCAGAAGCATCGGCTTCCGCTGTCCTACTCGGTTCTCCTTGTAGGAAGGCAGAACTTGCTTTCGCCAGTTATCCGAATCGGACAACGCGACGATGATGCGGTCTGCTCCAATAGCGCGACCTAATTCGTCGATGCGTCCCAGGAGCCTTGCCTTGGCCGGTTCTTCCCAGGCATGGAGAGTCCAGAGGCCATCCCCCCAATGGGTGGCCTCCTCTGCTCCCGCCGCGATCTCGTAGGCGAAGACGTCGCCGTCGATCAGGGCGATGGTTGTCATGCGGTGTTTCTCCTATGCACTAGTGGATTCATTCGGGCAAGTCAAAGCCGCCCAGGACACGGGGAACAGCGGTTGGATCAGGCGCCCTACCAGTCGGGCCAGCTCTTGGATCTCCCACTGAGCGTGCTCGTCGGTGCGCTGGTTGTAGAACCGGGCGTATGCAGCGAGGTTGCCGGTCCACACCCAGTTCACGATGACGCCCTGGGGAAGGACCATGCGGGCCTGTTCGGGGCAGACACCATCCGCGATCATCAGCTCGTAGAGGTAGATCATCGACTGGCAGCTCTCGGTGTAGATGCCTTTCCAGAAGCCGCTGGAGGGATGCACACCGGCACTCCCCTGCTTGATCGAGCCTTCCGGTTTCAAGCGGAAGTCCTCTGGCAGGAACAGCTCGGGGCTGCAGGAGATGTACCGGCGGCTCTCCTCGTTCTCCACGAACCCGGCCTTGTGCTTGAAGCACTGGGTGCGGATCGGGACCGGCGCGGACATACGCAGGGTGATCGCCGTATGGGCGAAGGGAGTCCAGTGGTTGTGCCGAGCGAGGTAGCGGATCAGAGCAGCGTGGCTACGGCAGCCCAGGCGCTTGGCCTCGATGTCGTCGATGAAGTGTTGAACCGACTCGTCGTCGGCGAAGGAGACCTTGGCGGCCTTCACCACCGAGAGGTCGCTGCCCATGTGGTCCATATAAGTTGCTCGCATTACTTTTCTCCTGTCATTTCGAGCAGAGCGGCTCCTGCCGGAGTTACTCGCCAATGTTTGCTGTAAACGCCGTGACCGGCATGGGTGGTAATAAGGCCGCGACTTGCAAGTTCAGCTACGTGAACTGCATTGGTTCTCGCGTAGTCGCACTGGATGGTGAATGGCTGGATGTAGCACCGCTGCAGGACAATGACTGTTTGCCTGTTCACTTAGCGGCGCCCTCCTCCTTCGGCTGTTGTTCTACCGGGACAACTTCCTGGGGAACCGGTTGTTGTGGTTCTTCCTGGGGAACTTGCTCTTCCTTCTTCTCGTCGTCATGCCACCAGTTGTACAGAGCATTACCGGCGAACGAGCCAGTCAGAGAACTGAAGAAGCCAGTGCCGAATCCGCTACTTGCGGGAGCCGAGTGATTCACCACGTTGGTGGTCTGGTGAACTACCGTCACGTTCTTCTGCACAACTTTCGGTGAAGGTGCAGGTGCCGGAGTTACCTTCGGCCTGGAGAAGAACGAAGTAGACGGAGAGCTATAACTACGGCTGCTACTACTACTGAAACTTCGGGATGTGCTGAAGCTACGAGCAGAGCTGAAGCTACGACCGGTACTGAAACTACCGGCAGTTGCTTCGAGAGTTACACCAGCGAGTACAAACAGAATCGCAATAGCTGCGATGAACTTGGAAAGTTTCATGTGAGTGTTCCTTAAGTTAGTGGCATTCGTACCAGTTCATGCCGATCTTCGCTTCGCCATCCAGGGGACAGCGCCAGTTGAATTGCTTGCCAGCTTCGCGGAATGCCCAACAGGCAACTTCGGCAACTTCGTCAGCGATCTCTTCGAGGACTTGAAGTTGGAATTCGTCGTGAACGTGCGCGACCATTCCCCAGTGTTTCCCGAAGATGTATCCACGTCTGGATAGTTCCAGATACAAGTTGACCGTCGCCTGTTTAACCAACAGCGCACCGGCAGATTGCAGCAGGGTGTTGAGAGCGGAGTGCTCGGAGCGGACGTGCAGCTGCCGACCGTCAATCCCCAGGAGGTACTTGCGGGTCTTCGCCACCCGGACAACGTCCTCACGCAGACGGGCCAGCGCCGGGGTCTTCTTCAGGAAGTTGTCCTTCAGGCGCTTCCCTTCCTTGGCCCCCTTGCCGACGATGCTCCCGATCTTCTCGTCGCCCGCCCCGTAGAGGAAGGCGTAGATGAAGGTCTTCGCGTTGTCGCGGGTAGGTAGTCCAGCGGCCTCTTGGTTGGCCTTGTGGATGTCGCCTTCCAGCAGCACCTTGCCGTATTCGCCGCCGTCGTAGCGCGCCATGTAGTGAGCGAGGCAGCGTAGCTCCAGGCCTGAGGCGTCGGCGCCCACCTGCTTCCAGCCCACAGGGACATGGAAGAGCTTGCGGCAGTCGTCGCCAAAGGCCGCCTTACCCGATGGCACCTGGGCCACGTTAGGGTTGGCGTGGGTGCAGCGCCCGGTGACCGCGCCGATGGTGTTCACCGAGCCGTGGATGCGACCGTTACGCTCCAGCTTGAGCCAAGCCTGGGAGCCTTCCGCGAGCTGGCCGATCCGCTTCTCGATGGTGAATCGCTCGGAGAGCAGCTTGGCCGGTGGGTACGGGAGAGCCGCCAGGATGGTTTCATCGATCTGCGGCTGGCCGTTCTCGGTGAACTCCTTGGGCTTCCACCCGAAGAGCTTGCCCAGGCGGTCGCCGATCTGCTGGCGGCTGGAGGGGTTGAACTCCTGCAGCTTGATCTTGCAGAAGGCGGCACCCTCGACGTAGCCCATGGTGCGGTTCGGGCGCTTCGGCACCATCAGCCCGTCGTTGATGTACCAGGGCTTGAAGTAGGCCTTCAGCTCCTCGTCGATCTCCAGGCGGCGGGCCGCGAGCTTGGCGTACAGCTCGACCGCTTTCTCCACGTCGAAGGCGAATCCGAACTGCTCCTGCAGCCCGATGATGTGGGCGAACCAGTGCTCCAGCTCGACGGCGCGATCAGGGATCTCCTTCTGGTTGATCTTCTCCCACAGCCGCTCGGTGACATCGACGTCCAGCTCGCAGTAGTCCTGCATGTCGACGTTCCAGGCAGCCCAGGGGTCCAGCCCCTTGGCCTCCATCTGCGCGGCGTAGTCGCCCTTGTGCAGCCCCAGGCGGTGGCCCCAGGCCTCAAGGCCATGGGAACCACGGAGCTTCCCAGGCAGCTTACCCTTCTTGATCAGGCCCATGTCCCGGTCGCCCAGGTCAGGCCAAAGGAGGCGCGACAGGATCAGCGTGTCCCGCATCTTCTCAACGCCAAGGGTGAACCAGGGGTAGACCTTGTTCAGGGCCGGGACGTCGAACTTCAGGATGTTGTGGCCAACCGCGAGGTCAGCCTCCATGAGCATCTTCAGGCCGAACTTAATGGGGTGGTAGCCCTGCCGGTCTGCGCAGGACCACACCTCCCCGGACTCAGGGTCTTTGATGACCAGGGAGTGGATACGGGTCAGCTGGTGCAGCAGCCCGTCGGTTTCACAGTCGAATAGTCGGATTCTCATACGCCCTCTCGCTGGAGTAGCAATGCACTGATGGATAGATCAGAAGTCAGAAGGGCCTTCCCAGGGGAGATCCTCACCGCTCCTGGGTGGTTGCTGGTTGTCGAAGCCGAAGTCCTCCGCCTCGCTCTCCTTCTCGTAGAGCAGACCGGTGGCTGGGTCGTAGCCAAGGAGGATGACGGTGCCGGTGGCTTGGCCGGTGTAGCGGTCCTTGAGGACGCGGAAGGTAGTGGTCGCCCTGGCCTCGGGGTCTTCGGACTGCTGGTCGCGCTCCAGGCCGAACATGAAGTACGACCAGAAGCCAATCGCCCGGCTGCCCTTGAAGTGCTTGATCATCACCCGCCCGCCTTCCTCGTGAGGCTTGCCCTCCGGGGTCGACAGGTGGGAGACGAAGTGGATGATGATGCCCAGCTCGTTGGCGAGACCGGCCATCTCCTTCATCAGCTGCTCCAGGGACTCCTTCTCGTTGGAGGTGTCGGCCATCGCCGTGAGGTGATCGAGGTAGAAGCTGCGAATGCCTTTGCTCACCGCCATGTAGCGGATCTTCAGCTTGACCACTCCCCAGTCGGTGGAACCCCAGCTGTCGTAGAAGGTGACCTTGCCCTTGAGGGACTGCAGGGTTTCCCGCAGCTTGGCTCGATCCCATTCCCCGTTGGGGATGTGGTAGCGGGCTCCGTCGATCTTCCCTGCGATGCGCTTCCCGGTCTCCACCGGCTTGGCTTCGAGGTAGATCACACCGACAGGGATCTGCAGCTGGGTGACGTCGTAGGCAATCTGCTGGGTGAACCAGTCGGTCTTGCCCACGCCAGTACCGGCGCCGAATCCGTAGATCTCGCCATAGCGACGACCGAAGGTGACCTTGGTGAGCGTCGGCAGGAACCACGGGAGGCCCATCTCGATGGGTTTCTCGATCTCGTCCAGCAGCTCGTCAATGTCGACGATGCCGTCCGGTCGGTACTCCTTGGCGTTCCAGATCGCCTGGATGATCTCTTGTCCGCGGCCTTCGAGAAGCATCTCGTTGGCGTCCTTCAGCGGCAGCGATGCGATCTTGCACTTGCCCGGAGGGAGCAGCTCAGCGACAGCCTGGGAGGCGTCACGGCCAGGGTCATCCATGTCGAACATCAGGATGACCTCCTCGAAGGTGAGCACCCATTCGAGGTTGTCCTTGATGGCCGAGGCAGCAGCCGGTGCCCCTGACGGGAGACTGACCACAGGCCACTTGTTGCCCTGGACCTGGGAGACGGACATGCAGTCGATCTCACCCTCGGTGATGATCAGCTTCTTGCCGCCCTCGCCCCACAACTGCTGGCCGAACAAGGCGACCTTCTTGAAGTCGCCAGTGGTGCGGAACTCCTTGTTGGCACCGCGAACCTTCTGAGCCACCAGGGAGCCGTCCCGGTTGTAGTACGGGGCGACCTGCACCATGGCTCCGGCCTGGTTGGCGATGAAGTAGCCGAACTTGCGGCAGGTCTCTTCGGTGATCTTGCGTTTGGACAACGCCCGGTACTCACCGAAGGGGATCAGCGGTTTATCTGTAGCCACTCGCGTTTTCTCTCTCGGTTCACCCTCCCCGTTGACCTTTCGGTTTTGCCCACACGAGAAGCACCTCGACCAACCTTTGTCGTTGATCGAGAGTGCGTCGGAGGAACCACAGTCAGAACATGGGAGGTGCGTCTGCACCCACTCGCTCATGCCGCACGGACCATGCGGTCTGCGTATTCCAGGGCTTCACGCGGGTACACGTTGGTGTAGGAGTCGTGGGCGACGCCGAAGCGGTCGGTGAAGGACATCTCACGGCGTGTGATGGGGAGGCCGCGCTCGATGCAGTAGGTCTTGGCGACGTTGCTCAGGCGGTTCTTCTCGCTCTGGCCACGGCAGTACCGGCCAGTCTCGATTTCCCACTCGCGGACACTGAGGTGATCGACCTTATGTTGCAGGGCATCGCGCTCTTCAGTCAGGCGGTCGACCTTGGTCTTCAGGATCTCCATCGCACGGAGGACAAAGAGAGTTTCGTCCAGCTCACCGGTAGCGACCTTCTCCTCGCCCATGATGTAGGCGCCATCCTTGCGGATAGCCGGGAGGACATCGCGGGTCACCCAGTCTTGGAAGCGACGGGCCTCGGGCTTGTCCGAGCGCATGATGAGTTTGTAGAGGCCGGACTCGGCTACAGCCCGCGCGTTGCCCATACCTTTACCCGGCAGCTTTACCCCCAGTTTTGAGATGGGGGTAACCTCATCGTCAGCCAGACCTTTGAGGTGATGACCGAAGCCTCCCATCGGGTGCTCGGCCAGATTGAGTGCCCGGCACACATCGACGGCAACGAACCAGGGCGCTTCGTTGACGCTCAGTACACGGATCTCGGCCTTGTTCTCGAACTTGTAGATGCTTACTTGGTTGGTCATTTCATGTTTCCTTCGGGCAACAAAAAGCCCTCACGAGGAGGGCTTGGGGGATTCATCAGGTTGTTGGTGATCAGGCGCCGAGCAGTTCCTTGATCTTGTTGCTGACGGCGCGAGCCTTCTCGGCCTCGGTCAGCAGGATTCCTTGGCGCTCCTGCAGGGCATCGATCTGCTCACCGTGCAGTGCAGCGGTGCGGTGGTTCTCCGCGATCAGCTGTTCGAGCTGGTCCAGGGTGCGGGTGAAGGACTTGAGGATCTTGTTCAGTTGAACCATGGGTTTCTCCTTAGAAGTAGCCGAGGATGCCGCCCAGCGGGGCGATGAAGATGCCGCAGACGCGGGCGATGAACAGGCCGACGCTGTCGTGATGGGTGATCAGGGAGTACACGTTCATGCCCCAGCCGATGACCAGGGCGATGAGCACAGCTAGCCATGCAGTGCCGAGGCTGTAGACGAACTTCATTTGCTGTTCTTCTCCAGGGAGTAGCGGGCGTAGCGCTGGCCGGTCAGCTTGTTGAACTCGGTGACGGACTTGATCTTGTAGCCGCGCTCCTTGAGGTCACGGATGCGGCGCGGCAGGGCCATGACGCCGAAGTCCATCAAGGCGGAACGCTGGGTCAGGGTGCCGCCAGCCTTCAGGTGGTTGAGCAGCAGGGTGCATTGCGGGGACAGAGCGCGGATCTGAGTGATGGTCATAGGGGTTCTCACAGTTGTCGTGGGTCTATAAAGACAAACCCCCAGCCGTAGCCAGGGGTTCGTGTGTGTCTTCGATAGTGCGACCTAATTGGTCAGAGGTACTGGACGTAGCCGCGAGTTGGCTGCTGCAGCTTCACCTTGTCGAACCAGTCGCGGACCTCGAAGCACGGGCAGTCCTTCGGCGGGGCGCCGGTCTTGCGGATCAGGTCGCGGTGACCGCCGATGGTCTTGATGTCGGGGAATCGCTCCAGAAGGGTAAGGACGACCTCCTCCATGGACTTGAACTGGGCCTCGGTGAAGTTGTTCTCGGCCTTGCCGTTGGCATCTACGCCACCGACGACGCAGACGCCGATGGATCGCTTGTTCCAACCAGGGCCGCAGTCACCGACGTGGGCGCCGGGAGTGTCCAGGGGACGGCAGCGGTTGCCCTTCTCCTGGGATTCGATGGTGCCGTCACGGCGGATGATGATGTGGTAGCCACAGCCGAGCCAGCCACGGGCGCGGTGCCATTTGTCGATCTCGACTGCGCCAATGTCGGCCTTCGCCTGGGTGGCGCTGCAGTGGATGATGATGTGGTCTATTTCACGCATAGGGTTTTCTTTGCCTGTTCAATGGCAGCAAGTCGTTCGGGTTGTGCTGGTTCTTCGAGCCACTCCTGAGGAATCCACCGGTCAGCGAACTGGAAGCCGTACTTCTGGCACCACATCGCGTAGGTGGTCTTGCTGTTCTTAGAGATTCGGGAACGTGAGTTGGAGAACACGAACCTGATGTCCAGGCCTGGGTGTTGCTCCTTGATGATGATGTGTTTCTGCCGATCTTCGACGACGAACCTGCCCTTGGTTTCAACGATGATTCCGTTGGGCAAGATCCAGTCGGGGGTGTACTTCGCTGGGCGGGCGGGCTTGATGTAGTGGATCTTCTCGGTTTCGTAGTGGAAGTCCACGCCAGCCTTGTCTAACTGCGAGGCTATCTGCTCCTCCAGACCGGAGCGGAACCCGAGTCGTAGCCCGTGGTCCCGCAGCGGTGCCTTCGCCATGGGTTAGAAGTCACCTCCATTGTCGTCGCCCCCGGTGGCATCACCGGAGTAGCCGTCTTCTTCGCCGAAGCCAGCATCACCAGCGGCGTCGTCGCCCTCGTAGCCTTCTTCCTCGCCGAAGCCATAGCCGCTGGCATCGCCACCCTGACCACCAGCGCGCAGCTCGATGATCTGGACAGCCTTCAGACGGAGGCTGATACCGGCGGTGCGGGCCGAGTCGACGCAGTACGGGATGACCTCGAAGGAGATCTTGATGCGGCTGCCACCCCAGATGGCTTCCGGGGTTACCGGCTTGCCCTTGGCGTCGAACAGCGCTGGCTTCTGGGTGAAGGCTTTGCCATCACGGGTGGTGCCCTCGGCGTTCAGCTTGAACTTCGGGATCAGGTCACCGTTGTCCTCGTCGATGCGGTACGGGGCATCGCCCTCGGTGATGACGATGGGCTTGCCCTTCTTGTCCTTCTTGCCCTGGTACTCACTGGCCTTGGCCTCGAAGGCCTCAGCGTTCTTCTCGTCGAGGAACTGCTGCAGGGAGCCGAGGCACTTGCCTTTGACGTCGAAGATCTTGGAGTCAGCCGGGAGGCGCAGCTCGGTCTTGTACGCCTTGGTGCCCTTGAACTCATCCGGCTCCACCAGCTTCGGCCAGATGGCAATGCCGGTTTCGGTGATGAAGCGCGGAGCGCGGGTCTTGGTGTTGCTCATGTATTCCTCACAGTTGTCGTGGGTAGGTGATTCGGTTGGGGGTTTCAGTAGGAAGGGTCAGCGAGGTGCTTCTCTTCCAGGGCTTCAACGTCGTAGCCCTCGGCCAGGAGTTCAGCGAAGAGGTCCAGGGGAATCGGGAGTCCTTCGCTCCAGTAGGTCAGGGCCTGTTGAAGTGCGGCGGATTCGTAGTCCATGAGTGCGTCCTAATCGGTTGGTGGGTGGTTCTTCACGAGTGCGTCCTAATTGCCGAACCCCCGGATTTCCTGGCTTCCAGGGGTTCGCCTCCTCACGATCTATCCACTAGTGGAATCATTCAGGCAAAGAAAAACGCTGACTCTTTCACCAGAGCCAGATCCAGGGTGCCTTTGCTTGGGAGTGGATCGAGGACTGTGCCTTCAGGCAGTTGATCCTCCAGTTCTCTTTTGAATCTCTCCAATACATCCACCAGTGTATACATCTGGACAAACTCATCCCGTAGGAACTGTGCCAATGCCCAGGAGTTGCCAGCGTGTGTGCCGTAGCTGTCGTGGATCAGGGAGAAGGATCGGATGCCCTCCTCCCAGGCCCGACGCACCGTGGCCCTCATGTGGCTGCCGTCCAGGGAGTGAATCCAGTTCGGGCTGATGCCGTTGGCTTGCTTACTCTTGTCCAGCTCAGTGGTTGGCTCCAGGGCGACGGTGAGGTCGATCCGCTGACCGCCGAACGTGAGCTTGGCGCGCTTCGACTTCATCTTCGGGTACGCCTGGAGCACGGTGAGACCATCCGGGGTTTCCCAGCGGACAGGCAGACCTTCCGAGGCGGCTGCACGAGCGGCCTTCTGGAGCCAGTCCATGGCTGCTCGGGCGGCGATCACCACCTGACCTACGCATTCCCATATCAGCTTGCCCATGTAGCTGGCAGCGTCCCAGCCGGAGCCTTCCCAGGGGAAGTCCGGCCCAGCCTCGAACTTGTAGGGCTGGACGGTATCCTCGAACACCTGGGTCTTGAAGCCGAACTCCTTGGCGCCATAGGCCAGGGTCATCACCGGGCGCTTGCAGACCTTGCGGTTGATGCCGTGCTTGAGCCAGCCACGGGCGATCCGGGCGACATCCTCGTCGTTGCTCTGCGCGTCCTCCTCCACGCGGATGAGCACCTTGTCGGCCACCTTCTGGTAGATGTCAGCGGGCAGATCCTGGGGAACGAGGTTCACCGCCTCCCCGCCCACGGCATCACGCAGCATGGCCGAGAAGTTCTGCAGCCCGTTGCAGCTGCCGTCCATCGCCACCGGGATCGACGACAGGTAGCCGAAGCCCTCGCGCTTGAAGGCAGCCCAGTCGATGCAGAAGGCCAGGAACTGGAAGGGCTTGTCCGCGTCGGCCCACAGCTTGTTGCTGTAGGGGTCGGCGGCACAGGCCAGGATCTCAGCCTCGCGGTCCTGTACCCACTGCACGCGGGCCTCCAGGGACACCTTGTCGTAGCCGTAGCAGTTGGCCCCATGGATGGCCAGCCAGTCGGCACCTTCCTGGTCCTCGATAGCAACCGCGTTGGCGAAGCACAGGAGGCCTTTCGCCACGTCGCTACCCTGAGGGTTCAGGAACATCGGAACGGCGTAGCAGCGGCCACGGAAGTCGAACTGGTGGGGGAAGTAGATCTCCTCCTCGTGCTCGAACATCTCGGCCACCATCAGCACCTTGGCGAACTGCAGACGCAGGGACTTCAGCTTGGCGTTGGCGGTGTAGGTGTCAGTCGCCGAGCGCTTCCACTGCTTGAACTGCTTCACCTGCTCCTCGGTCCACTCCTCCTTCGGGATCTCCAGCTCAAGGAAGGACGGCTTCGGAGGCAGCGGGTGGTCGTCAGCGGACGGAATGCCGCCCAGGTTGGAGCCGGAGTTCCACAGGGTACGGACAACCTCCAGCACCTCGTTGTTGATCGTCCAGGCGGTGTGCTGCATGGCGTTGATCGCATCGTAGACCAGGGGCATGTCCCGCTCGCCCAGCTCTTCGAGGTACTGCCGGGAGAAGGTCTTCACCAGGGACAGCCGACGGACACGCGGAGTCCAGTAGCCGCCCTGGAAGGGGCTGGTCCACGGACGCGGTGGGATGATGGTCGGCAGGTAAACAGGCGACAGGGCTTGGCAACGGTTGTTCTCGTTGTTGATCCAGTCGACGGTCTCCTTGGTGGCCTGGATGCGTACCTCGGTCTTGTGAACGTCCACGTCCACATTGACCTTCTCTATCAGGCCGGTGGCTTCCATCATGATTTCGATGAGCTTGGTGCCCACGGCCAGCTGGTCGCGGACAGGCCACTCCTCCCAGGGAATGTTGCGGGCACGCATGTTGTGCAGCATGACGAAGCGCTGACGGCGGTAGCTGGAGGCATCGACCTCCTTCTCACGCTTCACCAGCATCTCGAAGGTGCGCTTGTCGGCCTTGGCGAACTCGCGGAAGGCCAGCTCGTCCTCGATCAAGGAAGAGACTCGACGAGCCAGGGGAACCAGCAGATCGCCCTTGGCTACCCCATCGAGGACCACACGGGCGGTGATCAGGGCTGCGACTTCCGGTTCGATCTTCTTGAGGTAGTGGTAGGCGCTGTGCTTCTTGCCAGCCTTGCCGGATTCACACTCAGCCAGGAAGGCCTCCACCCCTGCGGTGATCTGACCAATGGAGTGGTTCATGAGGCGACGGACGGTACGTTCGCTCGTCTCCCTTCCATCCTTCCGTGCTTCGTCGACTTTGGACCAGAAGCGGTCCACTCCCATCCCCCGCATCTTCTCTTCCAGCTCAGCTTGTCGATTGTACTTTTCGGTCCAGGCCTCGTTGTTCTCGATCTCTTTGATGATGGTGTCGGTGATGGTGGTCATCGTCTTTGAGTCTCTCGTTTGGTTGGTTCGTTAAGGGACCGGGCAGAGGGAATCCCCCCGTGGTCCATGAGTGCGTCCTAATCGGAAACGCGATGGAAACCGGGCGTCGGTTGAGGTGGTTTTTGGTGTCGAGGGTTAAGCCAACGGGGTCTGAAACCCCTGCGCGCCACGTTGCGTGGCACTGGTGGCAGATTTTACCAAAGATCTATCCACTTATGGATAGTTGAAGGCAAAAAAAAACCCCCGCCAATCGGCGAGGGCTTCGTTTTTCATTGCACTGGTGTATCGGTGACAACTCCCGAACCTAAATCCGGCGTGTCTACCAATTTCACCACGTCCGCAGGGAACCGCAGAAACGAAAACGCCAGGCTCGGGGCCTGGCGCTTCGGAATATGGGGTGGACGATGGGAATCGAACCCACGA